ACAGTAGACAACTTCAGCACTATAGAAGACTTTAGAAAGACCTATAATGAACTCGCATTTGATGTGGGTGAAAAGGATGGTCTTCGTGACGGACTAAAATTAGGAACAAACGGCACACTTGTAGATGCACTTAACATATTAGAAGACAAGAAGTTCTTTATACAAGAGTATACTTATATTGCTACAAATAACCAAACAACATTTACTGGTAATGATAACTTCTCAGTAAAACTTTTATTTAAGAAAGATAAAGTTCAAGTATTTAAAAATGAAAGACACTTAGTAGAAGATGTAGATTATATTGTTGCAAGTCCAGATGGTCAAGGTAATCACGAATCAATAGTTCTACAAGGAACTTATGCATCTGGTCAATCAAATGCTATGTCTGCTGGTGATAGACTTACAATCTATTCATACACAGGTGCATTTATAGGAACTCAGATTGCAGGAACAGCTTCATCATTCTTCCAGAAGAGTGCAGAAAATACAATCTATAATACAAACGCAAATGGTGTTATTCTAAATGGTGATAACTCATCTGCTACAACAACTCTAGAATCAGGATTCACATTACAACTTGCAGGTAAAACTTTTGCTGAAGATGATATTATATCTACAGTATCAGGTAAGAAAGTTCAGTTCCCTATTATTACAGACAATGTTGCAACACTATCAAGTGGTTCAATAACAAACGCAGTAAACGGAACATTCTCAGGCACAGTTCAAGCAGAACAACTAACAACTACAGATGATTTATCAGTAGGTGATGATGCAAGTATTGGTGGCGATTTATCAGTCACAGGTAATGCATCAATAAATGGTAATACAACATTAGGTGATAATGCATCTGATACAATTACATTCACAGGTAAAGCCGCATCTAATCTAAGACCAGATACAAACAATGCATATAGTCTAGGTCTTTCATCACTTAAATGGTCAAATGTTCACTCAACAACTTTCACTGGTAATCTAGTTGGTAATCAAACAGGTAATATGACTGGTGATGTTTTATCAAGTGGTGGTCAAACTATTATTGATAATGGAACAGACGGAACAGATGCAACTGCAAGATTATCTGTAATAACAAACGATGGTTCAACAACAGTATTGAATGTCGCATCAGGACTATTAACAGGAACAGTTTCAAGTATCGCAAACCATGATACAGGAGATTTATCAGAGGGTTCTAATTTATACTTTACAAACGCAAGGGCAGACGCTAGAATTGCAGCTGCTAATATAGGTGCATTAAACAATGTCACCACATCTTCTATACAAAGTGGTGATATCTTAGAATATAATGGTTCAGCATTTGTAAATACAAACTTCGAAGAAAAAGTAGAAGACTTTATTGGTGGCATGGTAACAGGTAATACAGAAACAGGTATCTCAGTCACTTATGAAGATTCAGATGGCACATTAGATTTTGTAGTCGCAGACTCAGACTTTGCATTGACTGGTGCAGTCACAGGTTCCGTGACTCAGACTGCAAAAGGTAATGTATCAATCAATACAACAATGAACTCTGCTATATCTAGTTTATCAGATGTAGGTTCAACTTCTGGTGCAAGTGCTGGTCAAATATTAGTATTTGATGGTTCAGGTAATTTACAAGTTGCAAACAATTCAACAGGCACAGATTCCATCTCAGAAGAGACTAATAAATACTTTACAGATGATAGAGTAAATGACACTATCATTGCAGGTGTTGGTCTTGCTAAATCATACGCTGATAACCCAGACGGTGGCACAGATACAGCATTAGATGGAAGAATCACAATGAGTGTCAATACAAGTAATGGAGTTAAGATAGATGGCGATGATGTAGAACTTGACTACTCGGTGATTACAGACTCAGATTTAAGTAGTGGTCTTCCAAGTGGTTCAGGTAAATCAGTAGGTCATCTATACTTCTTAGTATAGTGATATGTCAGACGATATTTTTATAAAACAGGACCAGGTTCTAGGACAACAACCCTACATTGCCAGAGTTCCAAAAAACGCACAAGAACCTAATATTAGGCAAACTCAACAGCCTAATAATAGAACAGCGCAACAACCTTCAACATATCAACATAGAACACCAACTACAGCGCAACAACCAAGAGACCAACAAGAACCTAATATAAGAGATGCGAGGCAACCAGGAACTTATCAACATAGAAGTCCTTTAACATATCAACATAGGTCGCCGTCTACATACGACCATAGAAGTCCTTTTACTTACGACCACAGAAGTCCTGCAACATATCAACATAGAAGTCCTTCAACATATCGTGACCCTAGAACATATCAGAATCCTTCTACTTATGACCATAGGTCACCTTCTACATATCGTGACCCTGTATCATATAGAAATCCATTTACATATCAACACAGGTCGCCGTTGACTTATAATCACAGGTCGCCATTTACTTATCAACATAGAAGTCCGTTTACATACGACCATAGGTCACCTTCAACATATCAGAACAGACAACCTTTTACATATCAACATAGGTCACCGTCAACATATCAACATAGAAGTCCGTTTACATATGACCATAGGTCGCCGTCAACATATAATAACAGACAACCAGTAGATTATAACCACAGGTCGCCATTTACATATACTATTCAGACACCGACTATTACACAATCACCTGTAATATACGATGCAATCGATGGCGATTCAACAGGACCTTCATCAACACCCCAAGGATTCAGTGCGCCTAATTGGGTTACAGGTGTTCACACACAAAGACCTGAGGGTCAATCAGCTCAGTCTTTCTCTAATATGTCTTTTGACTATCAGAAAAGTTCATCAACTATACCATATTCAACTTATGGTAATAACACTAGTGAACAAGGTTCTGTTCACATGTTCTACAATGGTGGCGGTAATAATGCGTATGCAACTTTATATTTTAATCAAGTATCGATTGGTTCTAATATAAGTGGTTATCCAACAGGCGTGACTCCAGGTGTTGATGATACATGGGCAGTAGATGTTAAATATTCAGTGAGTGCTCAAGGTGCAAACTATGATGGTTTTACCGCTGCTGATTCGCAAGGTGGAGGTTTTACATCGGGTACTTACTATAGTGTTTACACTGGTTCTAGTAGTGCAGGTTCTTATAACGGAACTAATACAAACAGAGCTTTTGGATGGAGAGCAGATACAGGAACTCCTCAAATGCAACAACCTAGAACTGCACAATGCACTGCTTATGGATTAGAATTTACACTTAGATTATCTAAGTCTGGGCAGACTTCGATATTTACAACTTATTCAGTTGCAGGCATGGGAATCAACTTGACTGCATCATCAGGAATTTCATTGAGATAATCATGGCAACAGGAAGACAACCAGGACAAACTAGACAACCATCAGGTCATGTTGGCCAAGAGCCCAACATTAGAAGTAAGCAGTCTCCTTATATTGCAAATGCACAAGAGCCTAATATTAGGTCAAAACAACAACCAAACATTAGAGATAATCAACAACCAACAATTAAAAATGCTCAATCTCCTTACATTGCAAATGCACAAGAGCCTAACATTAGAGCGGCACAAGAACCTGTAATTAGAGATGCGAGAGAACCTGTAATCAGAGACCAACAAGAACCTAATATTAGAAATGCACAACAACCTGCTTTCTATAGAAATCCAGCAAACGCACAAGAACCTAATATTAGAAATAGACAGACTACTGCAAACTATAGATTACCTGTAAATGCACAAAATCCTTTTATTAGAAATCAACAAGAACCTAATATTAGAGATGCACAACAACCTAATATAAGAAATAATCAACAACCTAATATAAGGGCACAACAAGAACCTAATATTAGAAATAATCAAACACCATTTACATATCAACATAGAAGTCCTGTAATATATCAAGTGACTATAGGTGTTCAACAACCTAGTATTGCAAACGCACAAACTAATGTTCCTTACATACATAGAATTCCTGTGCCTTACAATCATAGAAGTCCTTTCATATATCAACACACATATAATAATAGAAGACCTATAGGACCAGTTGCTAAAGTAAAAGGCGTATTCTTAAAAGACTCACAAGGCGTAAGAAGTGTGCAAAAAGTATTCGTTAAGAAAGATAGTTCAACTGTAGAAAAGATACATCAAAGACCAACTACAAACTTTGACGAATAAAATCGTATAAATAGTTATATGGCTATTATCGCAAATTTATTTATTGACCAAGGAACAGACTTTACAGTCACAGTAGATGTCTCAGATGCAACAGGTGGAGTCTTAGACTTGACTGGCTATTCAGCAGCCGCTCAAATAAGAAAGACATATGGTTCATCAAATGTATCAGCAATATTTTCTACAAATACAGGAACACCATCACAAGGTAAAGTCACATTATCATTGACTGATACTCAAACATCAGGTTTAGATGCAGGAAGATATGTTTATGATTTAAACATAACTAGTGGTGGAGGGGTCACAACAAGAGTAGTCGAAGGACAGGCAATCATAACACCAGGAGTCACACGATGAGTTCAATAAAAGGTGTAGTATCAAGAGTTGCTACTGTTGGTGGTAAACTTACAGGTACAACAAATCTAAGGGCAAAACAAATCTCAATTGGTTCTCAATCGGGTGTAGACTTGACTGCTAAATCAATTCAAGAACTTTCAGATGTTCAAGCATCAGAGACAGATAAAGGTCTTCTACAATACAATCAGTCGAATGATAAGTGGGAAACAACCACAGTTATTGACGGCGGAACATTCTAATCATATAAATACTTAAACAAATCAATGTGTCATTCAAGTGAGACACGAACCTCATTGTGAGAGGATAGTATACAGTATGAATCTTTCTCGAATAGTGTAGAGAAAAATAAGCTTATAAACAACTATTTTATTAAAAGGGAATAAAAATGGCAACAGTAATTCAAATCAAACGAAGCACAGGGTCAGCCGCTCCAGCAATCTCAGATTTAGCTGAAGGCGAATTGGCGTATGTGCAGGATAGGTCAAATTCTGGTGCTGGTGCAAAATTATTCATCGAATCAGTAGATTCAGATAACTCCACTGCATTGATTCATGCAATCGGTGGTAAATACTATACAGATATACTTGCAGGCTCAACGGCAACTCCTGCCAACTTTAAAGTTGGTAATGGTTCATCTGCTGGTGCATCTTTACAGTTAATGGAAGATTCTGATAACGGTTCTAATTTTGTTGCACTTAAAGCTGCCGATTCAATCGGGAGTAATTTGACACTAACCTTACCATCATCAGATGGTTCAAACGGACAAGTTCTAGGAACAAATGGTTCTGGAGTATTGTCTTTCGTTTCTACAACATCATCAATTGCAGGTGCTTCTGATACTGATATCAGTTCAGCAAGTGCTGGTCATATTCTTGTCCATGACGGAAGTGATTCTTTTGATAATGTCGCAGTATCAGGAGATGCTACACTTGCATCAAATGGTGCTCTAACAATCTCAGCGGGCGCTGTTGAAACTGGTATGTTGGCTGCCGATGCAGTCACAGCTGCTAAACTGGCAGATGACGCCGTTGTCTTCGCAAACTTTGACGATGCAGTATTCGTCACTGAGTCAGAAGGCATTGGTTCAAATGACAACGATACAACTATACCAACATCAGCTGCTGTTAAAGATTATGTAGATACAAACATCACAGCACAAGACTTAGACTTCCAAGCAGATTCAGGTGGTGCATTATCTATTGACTTAGATAGTGAAACTATGGTATTTGCTGGTACAGCAAACGAGGTAACAACAAGTGCTTCAGGTAATACAGTCACAATCGGTTTACCTGATAATGTCACAATCGCTGGTAACCTAACAGTTAGTGGTACAACTACTACTGTTAATTCAACTACAGTGTCTATCGCTGACCCTGTTTTTGAAATCGGTGATGATAGTTCAGATGACAACCTAGATAGAGGTATTAAATTTAAGTATAACTCATCAGGTGCAAAAGTTGGTTTCTTCGGTTTTGACGATTCAACAGGGAAGTTCGTAGCATTAGGAAGTGCGACAGACTCTTCTTCAACATTCTCAGGTACAGCACTTGGTGCAGTGTTTGGTGGATTAGAAGCAAGTGGTCTTGCATTATCTGGTTCTATAACTTCTATTGACGGTTCAGCACCAACAGCTGGTCAATTATTAATTGGTCATGGTGGCAATGGCGATTTCGCTGCTGGCACATTAACTGCTGGGGAAGGAATCGATGTCACTAACGGAAATGGAAGTATCACTATTGCTGGTGAAGATGCAACAACAACCAATAAAGGTATTGCTTCTTTCGCAAGTGCTAACTTTACAGTTTCAAGTGGTGCAGTATCAATCACTGCTATAGACGGCGGAACATTTTAATTAACGCCGCTCAATAGGAGGAAGATATGGCAACAGTTATTCAATTTAAGAGAAGTTCTACGCAGAACGATGTCCCTGCTACAAGTGATTTAGCTTTAGGGGAAGTTGCAATAAACACCTATCACGGTAGAATGTATACCGAGAAAAATGATGGGTCAGCAGCTATCGTAGAAATAGGCTCAAATCCTGCATCTCTTACAATCAATGACGCTATAACTTTCCCAACCAGTGATGGTTCTGCAAACCAAGTTCTACAAACCAATGGTTCAGGAACTTTATCATTTGCAACATTAGGTGGTTCAGGTATATCAATATTCAAATATACTATCACAAGTAATACAACATCAATTACAGGAAACGATGATGATTCAAATTCTTTATCCTACACAGTAGGGTCAGAACAAGTTTTCTTAAATGGTGTTAAACTTGTAGATGGTGGAACAGACTATACCGCAACCAACTCTACAACTGTCACGCTGGCGCAAAACGCAATAAGTGGTGATGTAGTTGAAGTAGTCGCAGTCACAGCTGCTGACTTAGTTCAAGGATACTATACAGCATCCTCGTTCTCAGCAACTACAGCAAACCAAGTATTGAGTTCAAACGCCGTTGCGAATAAGGCAATTAAATATGTCATCAATGCTACACACGCCTCAGCAGGCACACATGCCGCTGAAGTGTTGTTAATTAATGATGGTTCAAACGCATACTTCGTTCAATACGGAGATGTATATTCTAACTCATCGTTGTTCTCATTGAGTGCAGATGTTAATTCAGGTAACATGAGATTACTCGTCACACCTGCTAACACTAACACTACAATAGACACATTCCAAATTAGACATTCATAGGAGTAAGATATGGCAATAACAAAAGCATTTAAACTCGCTGAACTTATCCGACATATCGAATATGATTCTACAGACGATGTAATCAAAACTAGTAAACCAACACAAGATAAAAACAAAAAGAGAGGCGCATCAACAAAGACTGCAACTACTCAGTTTAATCTTGATACTTTTGCTAAGGCTGATTTCAGAGCTGCAAGATACATAGTTGCAATGTCTAGAGGAACAGACTTTCACTCAACAGAGATTATGTTAGTTCACGATGGTTCAGTGGTCACATTAACAGCATATGGCACATTAAAGGATGCCACACTAGCGACATTCGATGCAGATATTTCAGGAGCAAATGTCAGATTAAGATGCACACCTGCGAGTTCAGACTCAACGGTCATAAAATTTGATAGAACTCTAGTAGACGCTTAGAATTTTTAAATCATACGAAAGGGGGCTTCGGTCCCCTTTTTCTTATAAATAGTAGCATGGCATCTAAAGTAAAATTCTTCGCAGACCTAGGAGTTCAGTCTGCTCTCGATACACAAGTTGATGGTGATTTAACAGTCGCAGGAAACTTGACGGTAACAGGAACTACAGTCACAGTAAACTCTACAACAACATCGATAGGTGATTCGATGTTTGAACTTGCGAATCAAAATACTAGTGCCGACTTAATTGATATTGGTATATACGGAAATTATAATGATGGACTATCAGATGGTGGTGCATCAGAATATACAGGATTATTTAGAGATGCTTCTAATTCTACTTGGACTTTATTCGATGGTCTAGAAGCAGAACCTGGAACAACAGTTAATACATCAGGAACAGGATATGCACTTGCAGATTTTAAAGCAGGTGATATAACTGCAACAACTTTAACAGCAGCTAGTTTATCATATCCTTCAAGTGACGGTTCAGCAAATCAAGTTCTACAAACAAATGGAAGTGGAACACTATCATTTGCAAATCGTGATTTATCATCTGGAACATTAACTACTACATCTACAAGTGCAACAACACTAGATAGTATTGCAATTGCATCATACAGAGGTGCAAAATACTCTATAACAGTCTCAGACGCTACAGGAGGCGTCTTTGAGATAACAGAAGTTCATGTCATACATGATGGTTCAAGTGCATCTATAACGCAGTTTGGCACAGTCCTACAAGGTGGTTCTAGTGAATTAGGAACATTTACAGTGGATATAAACAGTGGCAATCTCAGATTGAGAGTCGCAAGTGCATCAACTAATTCTACAGTATATAATTTCAAAAGAATAGACCATTCAGTTTAAAAAAGATTTTAAAATTAACGAGATAGTCTCTGGAGAGAGCGTCTATCTCATAAATAATAGTGTTATAACACTTACTTTTAATTAAAAGGACACAAAATGGCAACAACAAATACATTTGTAATAGAATATGGATTATCAGTAGGGTCGACAGAAGTTATAAATTCATCAGGAAAGATTGTTGCAAGTGCATTGTCTACTATTGATACAGATGATATAACAGAAGGTTCAACAAACCTATATCATACAACATCTAGATTCAACAGTGCATTTGATACGAGACTATCTAATGCAACAATTGATGGAGGAACTATCTAATGTCTGCTAAAAACTTCATAATCAAAAATGGTCTGACTATTGGTTCTACAGAGGCAATTGATAGTTCAGGAGATTTAACGGCAGCCGCATTTGGTACCGCCGCTAACGAGGCGATTGATGATAGAGTCAATGCCCTTTTAACAGCAGGAACAGGAATATCATTATCATATGATGATTCTGCTGGCACATTAACAATCACAGGTCAACAAGGCGATATAACAGGTATCGTTGCAGGTACTGGTCTTACTGGTGACGCTTCATCAGGTGAGGCAACATTAAATGTTGTTGGCGGGACAGGTATAACTGCAAACGCAAATGATATTGAAGTTGACACATCAGTGGTCACAACATTATCAGGAACTCAAACACTAACAAATAAAACACTTACAACTCCTATTATAAATGGGACTGTATCAGGAACTGCTATAAAAGATGAAGATGATATGACATCTAATAGTAGCACTCATCTTGCATCACAACAATCAATCAAAGCATATGTTGATGCCCAAGTTGCAACAAAAGACAATACAGATGAGATAACAGAGGGTTCAACTAATTTATATTTCACAAACGCAAGAGCAGATGCCAGAATTGCAAACGCAATCAAAGATGAAGATAACATGGCATCAGATAGTGCAACTCATGTTCCTTCACAACAATCTGTTAAGGCTTTCGTAGAAGCTCAAGTTGCAACAAAAGATAATACAGACGAAATTACAGAAGGTTCATCTAATCTATATTTTACAAACGAAAGAGTAGATGATAGAGTTGGTGCATTACTAACAGCAGGAACTGGCATATCATTATCATACGATGACGCCGCTGGTTCACTAACAATCACAGGTCAACAAGGTGACATAACAAGTGTTGTCGCAGGAGATGGTCTAACAGGTGGCGCCACATCAGGAGCTGCAACTATTAATGTTGTGGGTGGTGATGGTATCACTGCAAACGCAAACGATATTGCATTATCATCAACAGTTGCTGGTAATGGTTTATCATACTCATCAGGTGTTCTCGCAGTTGGCGTAGATGATAGTTCAATCGAATTAGACTCAGATGCAGTTCAAGTTAAGGCAGGCGGTATTACTAATGCCATGTTGGCAGGTTCAATCGCCGCTTCTAAACTTGCAGGTTCTATAGGCAACTCATTACTATCTAATAGTGCAATAACAATCGATGGCACATCAGTATCACTTGGTGGTTCTATATCAACAAACAATACACAATTAACAACAGAAGAAGTTCAAGATATTGTTGGGGGCATGGTAACAGGTAATACAGAAACAGGTATTGCAGTGACCTACGAAGACGGAGACGGAACTTTAGACTTTGTTATTGGCAGTGGTGTTATAACTAATGCTATGTTGGCAGGGTCTATTGCAAATGACAAACTTGCAGGTTCAATCGCAAACGCTAAACTTGCAAACAGTTCAATAACAATTGATGGTCAATCAGTTGCATTGGGTGGTTCAGTATCAACAAACAACACTCAACTTACACAAGAAAATGTAGAAGACTTTGTTGGTGGTATGTTAGATGGTACCGAAACAGGTATCTCAGTATCATACGATGATACAGATGGTAATCTAGACTTCGTAGTTGCAGATTCAGACTTCGCACTAACAGGTGATGTCACAGGTACCGCAACTCAGACTGCAAAAGGTAATGTATCAATTGCAACAACTATTGCAAATAATTCAGTAGATTTAACAACACATACAACAGGTAATTATGTTGCAGGTGTTAGTGCAGGAACTGGTGTATCAGTAAGTGGTTCTGGTTCAGAGGGCGCAACTGCTACAATAAGTATAGGACAGGCAGTAGGAACATCTGATTCACCAACATTCGATGACCTTACAGTTAGTGGTAACTTAACAGTTAATGGTTCTACAGTCACAAACAGTGCAACAAATACAACGATTGAAGACCAACTCATAGAACTTGGAACAGGTAACAGTGGTTCTGCATCAGGCGATGCTGGTATTGTTATCGAAAGAGGAAGTGATGCAAATGTATTCATGGGTTGGGACGAAAGTGCTGATGCAATCACATTTGGAACAGGAACATTTACAGGTGCATCAAGTGGTAATCTAACGATTACACCGAGTGCCGTCAACACAGGTGCGATTACAATAACAAACGCAACCAACAGTGGCGGAACTGCAAGAAACATATATCAGTCAACATCAGCGCCAGGCTCAAGTGATGGTGCAGTTGGTGATTTATGGATTCTTTACTCTTAATAAATAGTTTAAGGACTTTATAATATGGCATCAGGCTCACAGAAAGTAAAAACACCAACAGGTTGGAATGCGACTAGAGGCGCATGGGTTAAGACTGCATCAGGAACTTGGAAAGATGTAGACCAAATCTATATTAAAACACCAACAGGTTGGAACAATGCATCTGGTCAAGAGTCTGTTCAACAACCATATCCTTATATTGCAAATGGTCAAGAACCAAACATAAGAGATAAACAGAATCCTTATCCTTACATTGCAAACGCACAAGAACCCAATATCAGGTCGGCACAACAACCTTATCCTTATATTGCAAATGCACAAGAGCCAAATATTAGAGATGCAAGACAACCTGCAATCTATCAACACCCAGCATCTGCTCAAGAACCTGTAATTAGAGATGCACAAGAACCAAACATAAGGTCACAACAGCAACCTAATATTAGAGATGCAAGACAACCAGGAACATATGACCACAGGTCACCGTCTACATACAGAGACCCTAGAAGTTATCAGAATCCTTCTACATATGACCATAGAAGTCCTATAATATATCAACATAGGTCACCGTCTACATACGACCATAGAAGTCCTTTTACATATGACCATAGGTCGCCATCAACTTATCAGAATAGGCAACCTTCGACATATCAACATAGAAGTCCTTCTAGAACACCGACAACTTATCAACATAGAAGTCCGTTTACATATGACCATAGGTCACCTTCAACATATCAGGTGCCATTTACATATCAACACAGGTCGCCATTTACATATGACCACAGGTCGCCATCGATTTATCAGAACCCTACAACATATCAGCATAGGTCGCCATTTACATATGACCATAGGTCGCCGTCAACATATCAGAACAGACAACCAGTGACATACGACCATAGGTCGCCGTCTACATATGACCACAGGTCACCATTTACATACAGAGACCCAAGAGCTTATCGTAATCCGTTCACATACAATCATAGGTCACCATTTACATATCGTGACCCAAGAGCGTATCAGAATCCGTTTACATATAATCACAGGTCACCTTTCACATATCAGTCTAGACAACCTAACAGTGCAAGACAACCTTTCACTGGTCAGAATCCATTTACATTCCAGTCTAGACAACCGAATAGTGCAAGACAACCGAATACAGGTCAGAACCCATTCACTTTCCAATCAAGACAACCGAATAGTGCAAGACAACCTAACTCTTCAAGAAGTCCTGTTATTGTGAATGTTCAGCATCCAGTCCAATTGCCGACAGGTGGTTGTTTCGCACCAGGAACAATGATATGGCTTGCAGATGGAAGTCATGCACCTATAGAACATTGTATGTTAGGTCAATTAGTAATGACTTGGAACGAAGATACTAAGTTGATAGAACCAAAACCAATATCTCTCATCATGGAACCAAGAACATGTCCTGTATACGATGTTGCATTATCTGATGGAAGAATATTACAAGTCACCGATAGTCACCCAATCATGCTTGCAAATGGCGAGTGGGGTGCTTTCGATGTAGAGAAATGTGTTAGAGAACACGAATGGATGGAGGGTGTAAACTCTCATGAAATCAAAGTCGGGGATAATTTATTCTCGATGACAGACGCTATCATGTTTGATAGAGAAGATGAAGTTGGACTAGAAATACTTTCTGTAGAAGAAAACTCAGAAATGATAGTTCACAACTTATCAGGAATCGAAGGAACACATACATTCTTTGCGAATGGTATGCTAGTTCATAACTTTGGTAATGGAAATAACCAAGGGGAACAACAGAAGAGATAAGATATGCCACGATTACCTACAACAGCAAATGGACAACAACCGAACACTGCTCAGAGTCCGTTTACTTTTCAGTCGCCTTTTATAAATCAAGGTAGGCAGCCTTTTACATCTCAAAGTCCGTTTACTTTCCAATCTCCTTTTATAAATCAAGGCAGACAACCTTTTACTGGTCAGAATCCATTTACATTTCAATCACCGTATATTGCATCTGCTCAACAACCAAATATAAGAAACGCAAGACAACCAGCAGGATATAGATTACCTGTATCTGCTCAAGAACCTAATATTCGTTCAGCACAACAACCAGCAGGATATAGATTACCTGTATCAGCACAACAACCAAACATTAGAGATAATCAACAACCTACAATTAAGAACGCACAATCACCATATATCGCTAATGCACAAGAACCAAACATTAGAGCGAAACAAGAACCTGTAATTAGAGACCAACAGATTACAAGTAATGCACAACAACCAAATATTAGGTCAGCACAAGAACCAAACATCAGAGATGCAAGACAACCTGCAAATGCACAAGAACCAAATATTAGGGCGGCACAAGAACCTGTAATTAGAGACCAACAGATTAGCACTCAGAATCCGTTTATCAGAAATGCACAAACACCTTACATTGCAAACGCACAAGAACCTGTAATTAGAGATAAACAAGAACCTAATATCAGAAATGCACAAGAACCTAACATTAGAAACCAACAAGAACCTAATATTAGAAATGCACAAACAACAGCGAACTATAGAGCTTCTGTAAACGCACAGAATCCTGTTATAAGAAATAATCAGACTCCGTTCACATATCAACATAGAAGTCCTGCAACTTATGACCACAGGTCACCGTTTACATATGACCATAGAAGTCCGTCTATCTACAGGCATCCTGCAAGTAGTCAGACACCATTTACTTATGACCACAGAAGTCCTTCAACATATGCGAGACAAGGTCAAACACCTTTCACATATCAACACAGAAGTCCTTCAACATATCAGGCAACAGGAAGAACACCTACAACTTATGACCACAGGTCGCCATTTACATACGCAAGACAAGGCAGAACACCAGTAATCCGTTGGGATGGTAACCCTGCTAATCAGTGGCCTGGTACTCCTATTACATCATAAATACTCTAAACAGTATTAGGAATTTATATTATGAGCGTAAAATCAAACTCTTTTGAGCATACCAAAGAATTATTTTCAACAGATGATGTCAAAGATAAATTTTGGCATTGCAATCTAGGTTCACTAGAAGTAGACAACAACTATCAAGACACTGAAACATATAAGTCAGTTAAATGGGTTATGGAGAATCACACAGGTAAATTAAAAAAGGTTACATGGGGTGATATACTAAAACTAGTCAAAGAAAAAAAGTTTATGGGTTGGAACAAACTTCAATCTCTTGCATACGCATATCATTACTTTTTACCTCACGGTTATACTCAGAAACCAGAGACACCACAACCAGGTCAATCTGGTATGGACTTTATGAATCTAGATGACGAATATGTAGATATAACAAAACATTTATCTGAGGGTGCAATAAAATCTCAAGCAGATTCAGTTTACTATCATGGTGCAAAGGCACACTGGTTAGTTGATTCAATACGCAAAGAAGGACTTTGGAATCCTATTCAAGGTATTGTGACCAAATCTGGTGATATGTTTAGACTATCAATTCATCCAGGTTCTGTTCGTTCTGGTGTATTCGAATGTATGAACGATGAGAGTTTAGAGATGTGGATATGGGATAGTCATGATGCGATACCTGTAGATGAAGTTTCAGTTGATGATATTATAAATTGGGTGAAAGATAATTTAAAAGAAGGTCAGTATAGAAATATGTCTTTTGGTTATACTCATGGTTATATTGAATTCAATACTGATATGCAGAACTTAAAATTTAGAGATAGTGTCTATGATTACAATAAGAAAGTATCTGAACTATCAAAAGGTAAACATCTAAACATATACATTGGTTATGATTCTAGACATACAAGTGTTGCAGAACTAAACAAGAAATGTTTAGAATCAGGTATTATCTTTGGTGCAGGTTCTGGTGAAACATATAATCAGATGGATAAGTGGGTACCTGAAATCAAGTTTCTTGACATCTCAAAGATACCAGAGTATACTAGAGATTACGCAAATCAATCAACAGAGTTTACATACAGTAGATTCTTAATACCATACTTAGAAAATTACGAAGGATTTAGTATATTCTTAGACGATGATATACTATTTACAGAAAGTATATTACCAATGTTCTACTTCTTAGATTTAGATGATGCAGTCGCATGTATCAAATATGATTTTGATAAGTATGTAGATACTAAATTTAATGGTGAAAAGAATGTTTCTTATCCGAAGAAACTATGGTCTTCGCTAATGATATTCAATAATGCACATGAAGACTGTAAGAAACTTACACCTGAAATAGTAAATACAGAATCGGGTAAGTATCTACATCAATTTGAATGGACAGATAAGATATCTGAGATACCAGATTGGTATGTATTTACAGAAGGACATGATACCGAAGAAACTAACTGGCGACCAAGTGCGTATCATTATACAAGAGGTGGTCCTTGGATTGAGGGCATGGATACCTCTCAGATAGAACACCTAAATATTTACGAAAGACTATTGAACAAACACATAAAATAGAGTATAATAGGAGATATTATGAATATGTTAATTTATTGTGAGAACGGAAATCTTACTATTAGAAAACCAAATGGCCTAGAATGGACATTCGAAAATACTGATAGACCTGATTTAGGTTTTGACTACGATGTTTTAGTATATGATGACATCGAAGTTAAGATTATGAAATGGAAAGAGAATGTTCTATTTGACGACCAAGAAAAGATTACACTTGCTGATGATGAAGTAGATGCGATTGAACAGTATATTGATAATTCAGCACCACCAGAACATGTGAATCTAAACAATCAATACAGTGAAAACTTAGTAAACATGTGTAATAATTATTGTGCTGAACAAGTATCATCATATGGTTTTACAGATGTTATAGAATGTATTGCAGCTGGAAGAGAAGGTTCAAATCATCCATTAAGGTCTGATGCAAGAAGAGTATTAGAATATTACGATGCAGTTTGGAATGTTTATGTAAATGTTGCGAATGAAATTAAATCAACAAGAGAAGATTTACTTTTAGATTACGAACATTACGCAAATCAATTACCTAGACCACAACAATCTTTAATAGGGTAATCTATGGACCAGATAGAGGTCTCTTACCTAGATAAACCATTCAAGATAAAAGATATGCCTTTAGACAAGGTATATGTTATTGATAATTATCTAGAAACATCTTTACATCATTGGATTGAAAATTACTTAGACTCAGCAAATATGTGGTCTAAGTCTAACAGAGTAAGAGGTCAAAGTAAAACAGGTTTGCCACATCATGAATTATGGGGCGCCGCCTTTTTTATTGGTCAAAGAGAAGACGGAAGTTTAATAAGAGGAGATTGCACAAATTTTCAATCATTGCCTGGCAAGTATTTGAATCGTAGAATATGCACAGACTTTGGATTCAAATGGAAAAGATTTCAATACATGGGAACAAATTCACAAACATTTGGTCAACATGGAACAACTCATGCTGATTGTGACCCAAATGATGAATGGAACTTATCATTTCTGTATTATTATAATACATTTTGGAATCCTGCATGGGGTGGTGATTTAAGAATATACGATTCTTTTCAAGAAGGTATAGATGGAAGAGAAGAACATGTTAAAGAACATTGTATCGGAAGTATTGAGTTTGTTCCGAATCGTCTTTTAATATTTGATGGAAGAATACCACATGGCGCTGATGCACCAGATGAAAAAGCTAGATACGCAGATAGATGTTCAATAGTTTTAAGAGGAGATGAAATCGAGTTAGTCGATTCAGAAGAATTATATAATGCCAACGATAGACTTTACAACTTTTAACGAAGATACACTTCGTAATTTTAAACCTGTCTTAGCGAAGTCAGTTCTTCCTTCATGGTGGAAGAAAATGAAAGTTTTTCAATCGATAAGAGGAAGAAGAACGCAAACTATTCGTGCTTGCCCAGCGATGCATGATTGGACTAAATCAGGTTGGTATTTACTTGCAAATAGAGATATAGAAGTTCTATGTGGTTCTGATAGAGAATCATTATCAAATGAAAACTTTACAACAAGTGACCCAAGTAATAAAAATTATAACTCACCCACACATCCGAGTGACCAATTTGATAATGCATTTGAATACATTAAAGACGGAGAGTTTGGTCATGTCAAAGATGCATTTAAGTGTAGAAATCCTTGGAACATAATTACACCTAAAGGATATTCTTGTTATTATCTGGACCCATTTCTATTTCAAAATGAATACTTTGCAACATGGCATGGTATTATAGATACAGATGAGTTCAATGTCAACCAAGACAATTCACAAATCATATTCTATCCTAAAGTAAATCATTCGTTTACTATACCAAAAGGAACACCATTATGTCAAGTCATACCTTTTAAAAGGGAAGAATGGGTTGCAACATATCAGTTAAAAGATTCTAAGATATGGCATGAGAATAGAAGTAAACATACATCTCATCATGATATGATGACAATGGATGAACAAGGCAGAACTAAGTATGATTTTACAAAAGAAAAAACAAATCAATTAGGTCCTTACAGAAATGAAGGATATTGGAAAGAGAAAGGTCAGTTCTATTCAGAAGAAGAACCACCACCAGAGTGTCCTATGCATATGGATAAAGACTTCAAAAAAGAACAAAAGAAACTTACGGAGTTAAATCACGATGGCGATTAAATTAGTTTTTCCAACAGTGACAGTTGCAAAGTCTTATTTACACAAAGAGATAGACTTCAAGAAAGGTATGACTGCTGAATACTTTGATATGTGTAAAAAAGAAATAGATGCAATGAGAGTAAGAGACCCACAAGGAAGAAGACGCTCAAATGCAGGTCATGGTTGGCAATCTAATGATGGTATAGATGATAATCCTATATTCAATAAATTGATGAGAGAAATTAAAAGAGTTGTTGCACATGAACTTATGCCTTACTTAGGTGCAGTGCCAGGAACTGCTGAATGTATAATGCATAATTCATGGGCAAACATAAACTATACTCATGGTTGGAACGCACCACATTTACACAATGGTTGTTTCTATTCAGGCGTATTCTATATCAAAGCAGATGGCGATGAGGGTAATATACGATTCATTGATACGCATTTTAAAGTAGTAGGTAATATGCCAAACATGCCTAGAATAAGAGAGTCAGAAGTTGAATCACCTAGAACAGGAGATTTGTTTTTGTTTCCTAGTGGTTTGATGCATATGGTTGAACCAAATACAACTGATAAAGACAGATATAGTATCTCATTTAATTGCGAAACAAATGATTTACATAGTGGTCTAAGAATTAAAAGTGGCAAAGTTTTAGATGAAGAAAACTGTGGATTTAACTTTGAAGTAGATGAGTCTGGCAGACCGATAAACTTATAAATAGTTTGTATGGATATAGTCATAGACCCACACTTGCTTTGGAATGTAATACTTACAGTTGTAGTAGTTCCTGTAGGTTGGATGATTCGTGGTATCTTTGCAGAACAGAAAAGAATGGACATTCTTATCAACAAGACCAGAGAAGAGATTGCAAAAGATTATGTCACTAGAGAACAAATGGAACAAACTTTTCAAAGAATTATCGACTCTATAGAAAGAATAGACGAAAAAATAGATAGACTTCAAACTAAAACTTATTTCCAAGATTAAAATTTGCATAAATAGTAATAAACAGGATTATTACTATGGCAGCTCCAAATTCAAAAGCAACACTCAAAGAGTATATTAAAAGGGCTCTTGGTGCACCTGTTCTAGAAATCAACATCGATGATGACCAATTTGATGATAGAATAGACCAGGCTTTACAATACTTTCATCAATACCATTACGATGGTTCAGTTAAGATGTATCTTAAACATCAGATAACTGATTCGAAAATAACAGGCATGAAAGCAGATGAGTCATTCACAGAGAATGCCGCTGGAAATCATGCGTATAATAACGAAGCCTTCAAACAACAGAACAATTACATAGTCTTACCAGACTTTGTGATGGCTGTCATGAACATATTTCCTTTTAATGACAAACATAATCTCAATATGTTTGACCTTAGATATCAATTAAGACTCAATGACTTATATGATTTAACTGCAACAAATGTGTTGTATTATGAAATGGTTCAACAACATATTAGATTATTAGATAACATTTTAGTTGGTCGACAACCTATCAGATTCAATCAACATATGAATAGATTGTATCTTGATATGGATGTAGATATGATTAATGCAAACGAATTTTTAATTATAGAATGTTATAGAAAATTAGACCCTACAGACTTCACCGACATATACAACGATATGTGGTTGAAGAAATATGCGACTGCGCTATGTAAATATCAGTGGGGTGAAAACTTATCTAAGTTTCAAGGTATACAGTTACCAGGTGGTGTGACACTAGATGGTCAACAATTGAAACAAGAAGCACAAGAAGAAATACAAAGACTCGAAGAAGAGTCAAGATTAAATCATGACATGTTACCTATGGACATGATTGGATAATGATATGCCAACAAATGTTTTTTTCAACCACGCAGTCTCAACAGAACAACAACTATACGAAGATTTAGTAGTTGAGTCTTTAAGACTATACGGACACGAAGTATTCTATCTTCCAAGAGAAGTAGTAGAAGAAGATACCATACTAAACGAAGATGTTCAATCTAAGTATGGCGATGCGTATTCAGTAGAGATGTATATCGAAAACACCGATGGTTTCGAAGGTGAGGGTGATTTGATGTCTAAGTTTGGTATTCAAGTTAGAGACCAAGCGACATTCGTAATCTCACTTAGAAGTTGGGAAAGATTCATATCATTAGATTCAAACCTCGCAACATCATTTAGACCTAACGAAGGCGACTTAATATACTTCCCATTATCAGGTTCTATGTTTGAAATTAAATTCGTAGAACATGAAGACCCATTCTATCAAGTGGGTAAACTATTTGTATTCAAACTCAGAGCAGAACTATTTGAATACAGTCAAGAAGACTTCGATACAGGTATTGGTGATATCGATATGATTGAAGATGAACAGGCATATTCATTATCGATGACAATGAACAATGGAAACAATACAGACTTTGTTGCGAATGAGAATCTATCTAAGAGTGGCACAGTTGTTGCAGAAGTTGTATCATGGGCTAACACAACAAGTAAACTACTTGCGAAAGATATTACAACAACACTTGCCGCTGGTGATGTATTAGTTGGTGCAATATCAGGCGCACAATATACAATTGCATCTATAGATGATAGAATGACATTCTCAAATGATGCATCTGCTCAGAACTTGGCATTTGAACAACAAGACGGCAACTACTTAGACTTGTCAGAAACTAACCCATTTGGTGAACCATAATGTTTGGAACTTATTTTTACAATGAAACAATAAAGAGATGTGTATCAGTATTTGGTACCATGTTTAATAATATACAATACAAGAAAGTCAAATCAGATGGCACTGTATTAACATCTCCTATTGTTCCTTTATCTTATGGACCAAAACAAAAGTTCTTAGATAGAATCGCAGAAGAACCAAATCTATCTGATAAAAATAGAAGTGCGATATCATTGCCTCGTATGGCATTTGAACTTACAGGTTTTGAATATGATGTTCAAAGACAACAAAACAAATTACATAGAACAATTAAGAGTGCATCAGAATCAGATGGCAAAAGAGGATTTCAATACGCACCTGCACCATACAATTTAAACTTCACATTATCTATTCTTACAAAGAACATGAATGATGCATTACAAATCGTAGAACAGATATTACCGTATTTTCAACCAGAGTATACAGTCACGATGAAGATGGTTGATACTATGTCAGAAAATAGAGATGTGCCGATTGTATTAAACAGTGTATCATTTCAAGATGACTATGAAGGAAGTTTTGAAGATAGAAGAATCATAGAATACACTTTAGATTTTACAATGAAAACATACTTCTTTGGTCCTGTATATACAGGTAATATTATTAAATCAGTTCAAGAAAGAACATTCATAGGTGATGGTAATAATCAATTTACAACTACTCAAATCAATGCGGCTGGTCTAGTAAAAGAAGTTAAACACTATGAACCTGCTTTCGCTGAAGTAGCAAACGCAGTATCTAACTCATCTACAGTGACATTCGCAACTGCAATCAACAGTAAGATTAGTGTAGGTGATGAAGTATTTGGCACAGGCAACTCTAGTAATCCTACAATATCATCTATTGCATCTAATAAACTATCAATGGTATTAGGTGCAAACATTACAATAGCTGCCGATACTAAATTAAAGTTTGTTGGTTCAGTAGACCCAAGTGATTCATTTGTAGTTGCAGAAGATGTTCAATTCTTTGATGATGGTGTAATCGACCAATACAGTGAAGGCAACTCAACAGATTATAATATTAGAGTTTCTAATTCTGGTTCTGGAAACAGATTCAACTATGGTGGTACAGAACAATACACATTTAATTTTGTCAGAGGTGCCACATATAGATTCTTCCAAGAAGACTCTTCTAACACATCTCATCCACTTAGACTTTCTACTACATCAAATGGAACACACGGTGGTGGTTCAGAATATCTCACTGGCGTATCATACAATGGAACACCAGGACAAGACAATGCATGGACTGAGATAAGAGTGGCAAGTGATGCACCTGCAAATCTATACTACTATTGTAAGAATCATAGTGGTATGGGCGGTGTTATAAATATTACTGGATAATATATTATGAGTGAAATAGATTCAAAACTGGATGCCATATTGGATATCGAATCTGATATCAAAGAAAAGACAGCAGTTGTCAAACTTCCAGACAGAACAGAAAATGTCGAAACAGACTATCGATATGCAAGAGAAAATCTTTACAATCTTGTAGAGAGAGGACAAGATGCAATCGATGGTATCTTAGAACTATCAAAAGAAACAGAACACCCAAGAGCCTATGAAGTTGCAGGTCAACTTATTAAAACAGTGGGTGAGACAGCAGAAAAACTCATAGACTTACAAAGCAAATTAAAGAAATTAGAGGGCGAAGAACAAAAAGTGGGAACTCAACATAATCATTTATATGTTGGTTCAACTTCTGAACTACAGAAGTTTTTGAAAAAAAAGAATGTTAAAGAATGAAGAACTACTAAGATTCTTTAAAACTGCATATTGTTTTACTGATTCTCAGAGAAACACCGCATACGAAAATTGGATATCTGAGAATGTAAAAGATAAAATAGTAATAGATTTGGGCGCAGGTTCAGGTATACTATGTTATCTCGCAGTTAAATATGGTGCTAAGAAAGTATATGCCTTAGAAAGAAGAGGCAGACTCATTCATAGAATGAAAGAAATACTAGGTGACACTGTAGAGTATATACATGCAGATTTATTAGAAACTGAATTACCAGAATGTGATATCTATCTACATGAATGGTTGACATCAGAGTTTTGGAATGAGAAAAGATTTCTTAGAAACTTCTATGAAGAAGGAGATAAAGAACTCGAAGTTGGTCACATACTAGATTTAGTAGAGTATGCAAAGAAAAATAATTTTATAGATAAGTTATATCCTAATACAGTTGAACTATCAAGTATAGAAGGAGAATCTATAACAGAGTATGAAGACATAAAACTATACTCTCATGGTAAGTATTCTAGACAGTTTATAGAAGAACACTACAGTGATTTAACATTGAATTCAATATACAAAAACAGAGTAGATAGTAAAGAAATCATATGGAAAGGACATATAAAAGATTTAAAGTATATGCAAGTTAATAATTATCTAGGTTGGATATTATCTTTTGATAACGAGTATGAAGTTAGTAATCACTTACCTATATCTCATTGGGGGTTAAGACATGGTGCAGGCTAAGAATGAGGGTTATCTAGGTAATAATCTAATCAAGAGAGCAGGTGTAGAAACATCTTATACCGAAGAACAACTAGTAGAATATCAAAAATGTTCCGAAGACCCCTGCCATTTTATAGAAACATATACTCAGATTATATCACTTGATGAGGGTTTAGTTCCTTTTGAACTTCGTGGATATCAAGAAGAGTTAATCAAACACTACAATGACAACAGATTTAGTGTAGTATTGGCTGCTAGACAGTCAGGCAAATCAATCACATCTTGTGCGTATCTACTATGGTATCTCCTGTTCACTCCAGAAGTCACTGTGGCGATTCTGGCGAACAAAGGGGCAATCGCAAGGGAAATGATTGCGAGAATCGTAACCATGTTAGAAACCGTTCCTTTCTTCTTACAACCAGGAGTTAAGATACTAAACAAAGGTAATATTGAGTTTGGTAATGATAGTAAGATAGTGGCAGCCGCAACATCTTCATCATCAATTCGTGGTATGTCAATTAACATGTTGTATCTCGATGAGTTTGCTTTCGTAGAAGATGCAGAAACATTCTATACTGCGACATATCCTGTAATCACATCTGGTAAAGATTCTAAAGTTATTATCACATCTACTGCAAATGGTGTAGGTAATATGTTTCATAAGATATATGAATCAGCAGTTCATGACCAATCTGAATATAAAAGTTTTTTAATTAACTGGTTTGATGTGCCAGGTCGTGATGAAGAATGGAAGAAAATGACCATTGCAAACACATCTGAGGCACAGTTTGAACAAGAGTATGGTAATAGTTTCTTAGGAACAGGTAATACACTTATCAATGCAGACACATTATTAGGTATGAGAGCGATAGACCCCGATTGGCAAAAAGACAATATACGAGTATATGAAAGACCAAAAGCAGGTCATAACTATGTTGCAACAGTCGATGTATCGCAAGGAAGAGGTATAGACTATTCTACTTTTAGTATCTTCGATGTATCAGTCAAACCATTTAAACAAGTTTGCACATATAGAGATAACATGATAAGCCCCATGCTGTTTCCGGATTTAATAAATAAGTATTGTAGACCATATAACGAAGCCCTTGTTATAATCGAAAACAATGCAGAGGGTTCTATGGTCGCAACACAACTACATTATGATATCGAATATCCAAATGTTTTTGTTCAAGGTATGACAAAATCAACAGATATTGGTATCACAATGAGTAGAAAGATAAAAAGAGTAGGTTGTTCAACCTTAAAAGAACTGCTTGAAGAAAATAGATTGACTGTAGTAGACAGACACACAATTACAGAATTGATGACATATGTAAATAAAGGGTCATCATTTGAGGCAGATAGAGGTTATCATGACGATATGGTAATGAATTGTGTTCTATTTTCATGGTTTGTGACAACCGATTTCTTTACGAATCTAACAGATACAGCAGTGAAAGATTTATTATATGCAGAACAACAGAAGTTGATAGAAGATGATATGTTACCAGCAGGTGTATTTGGAGAACAAAGAGATGATGATACCTTTGTAGACTCTACAGGCACAAGATGGTATTCAGAATGATTGTTAGATAAATAAAATATATAAATAAAAGTGTAAACAACTTTTACAATGTAAAATACATTAACAGGAGAAAAGTATGGCATTTCAAGTTTCACCAGGCGTTCAAGTCAAGGAGATTGACTTATCGAATGTTGTCCCAGCTGTTTCCTCTACACGAGGCGCATTTGCTGGCATATTTCAATGGGGTCCTGTTGATGAAGTAAAAACAGTTTCAGACGGACAACAGTTAGTGGATGAGTTTTATAAACCAGCTAATACTGACGCTGGGGCTGAAGACTTCTATTCAGCAGAATCATTCTTGAAATATGGTTCTTCACTTTCCGTAGTTAGAATTGCAAACACAGGTTTGTTTTCTGCTAACCAAAGTGGGAACTCATCAACATTATTAAAACACTCTGATGATTACATCAATACATACAAATCTGGCGGGGCTGCAGGTACAGTTGGAAAATGGATTGCAAGATGTGGTGGTGCTTTAGGTAACTCACTTAAAGTATCAGTTTGTGCATCTTCAAATGCATATTTCAATGACAATGTATCTTTAGTCAATGATAGTTCTAACTATGCTGTGGGTGCTACTGCAATCACAGTTGATGCAGGTGCATCATTCTTAGTTGGCGATATCATTAAGTTCGCTTCTCACTCACAACTTTACAGTGTGACAGGTATCTCATCAAACACCTTAACTATTAAGGCAATCAATCAACCAAGTGCAGGCTTAGTAAATGCAGTTGCTGATAACGAACAAGTTGATAGATATTGGGAACACTATGCATTATTTGATAAGGCACCAGGAACATCAGCAGGCGCTGCCGCTGCTGGCGCATCAAATGATGAGATTCATGTTGTTGTAGTAGATGAAGATGGATTATTCACAGGAACAAAAGATACAGTTCTAGAATCATTTGGTTTTGTATCACTTGCTTCTGACGCTAAAGATTCAGTAGGTAACTCAAACTATTATAGAGATGTAATCGAGAGTCAATCACAATACATTTATTGGTCAGGACACTCAACAGCAATGTTAAGTTCTGCCAACGAACAAAGGTCACTCGCAACAGCAGTTGGTTCTGCTTTCAGTAGACCTGCACTTCCAGAGAATTCATCACTATCAGGTGGTGCATATGGAAGAGCAAACCCAACAGTCGCACAAAAGTCCGATGCATGGACAAAACACTTTGGCGATGCAGAATTAATAGACATATCATTCCTAATCGTAGGTTCTACATCTACTGATGCTGGGGGTGGTTCTGAGTCTGCTCAAGATACACTTGCAGACCATAACAGTCTAGTAAACAATGCGATTCAACTTGCAGAGTTGAGAAAAGATTGTTTAGTAGTTGCATCACCACGAAGAGCATCTTGTGTAGGTGTTTCAAGTGAAGCAACTCAAAGTTCAAATGTTATCGCAGATTTCGCTGCTGTGACATCTAGTTCTTACGCAGTGTTAGACAGTGGTTGGGTTTACCAATACGAAAGATACAATGACAAATATTGTTGGATTCCAGGTAATGGACATACCGCAGGTATCATGGCAAGAAGTGATTTACTTCAAGATTCATGGTTCTCACCTGCTGGGTTCTCTAGAGGACAATATCTAGGCATAACAAAACTTGCATTTAATCCGAAACAGGCATCTAGAGATGACCTATATCGTGCAAGAATTAACCCAATCGTCACATTCCCAGGTCAAGGAACAGTATTATTTGGAGATAAAACTGCATTGAGTTCACCATCAGCATTTGATAGAATCAATGTAAGAAGACTCTTCATTACATTAGAGAAAGCAATTTCAACTGCCGCTAAGGCACAATTATTTGAATTCAACGATTCATTTACTCGTGCTCAGTTTAGGGCTGCTGTTGAACCTTTCCTAAGAGATGTTAAAAACAGACGAGGTTTAGTAGACTTCTCAGTAGTTTGTGATGAAACAAACAACACTGATTCAGTGATAGATAGAAACGAATTTGTATGTTCTATCTTCGTGAAGCCTAATAAATCTATTAACTTTATTACATTGAACTTTGTCGCTACTAGAAGTGGCGTTCAGTTTGAAGAAATCTACGGAGCAGTTTAAGGAGAAATAAATGGCAAGTATAGACCAATTTAAAGCACAACTCTTAGGTGGCGGGCCGAGAGCCAACCGTTTTAGAGTTTTTATACCAAGGTCTGGCGATAAGATTGAATTCTTATGTCAGTCAGCACAGATTCCTGCTGCTCAGGTAGGTGTAGTTGAACAACAGTTCAGAGGACATGTTCTAAAACTCGCAGGAGACAGAACATTTGAACCTTGGACAGTGACTATAATTAATGATGTAGAGTTCAGTTCTAGAACAGCTCTAGAAGCATGGCAAACAGATATCCAACAACTTGACAGTGGTGAGGGTATCACATCATTAGACTACTTAGTAGACAGAGCATTTGTCGAACAATTAAATAAAGATGACTCAGTTCTTGCGAGATACGAATTCTTTAATATGTTTCCTACTTCAATAGGTGCGATTGACTTATCATACGAGACAGTCGATGCATTGGAGACATTTGATGTTGAATTCCAGTATTCTCATTGGGAAAGAGTCCTTTAATTTAGTGAATAACACCTCTAATAGGGTGTTATAAATATTATTATGGAAATTTTTGGGTTTGAAATAACTCGTAAGAAAGATGAATTACGAGTAAAAGATGTGCAAAAGAAGTCTCAGGCTTCTTTTGTAGCACCTGTCGAAGATGATGGAACTCCCATTATTCAACAATCGCCAGGTGGTTTCATATCAGGCGGAGCATATGGTTCCTATGTTGATATGGAAGGCGGTATCAAGAATGAGGTTCAACTCATTAACAGATATCGTGAGACATCTTTAGTACCTGA